CTCGACCAGAGTATATCTTACCGTGGTTGTTGTTCCCCGAAGTATCTCTCGCTCTAGGTTTTTTCGGGAGCTCTATATTTTGTATCGTCGTTGCCATTATTCTAAAGTTCCGTGATTAGATCCTTCGTGGTCTTTAACACCACCTGTACCTGCTGTTCCATCTACATTTGTTTCTTCATCCAAATTCCACCAACTAACTAAATTCGTTTTCTCGCTAGCGGATAACGCTGCGTAGTTTTTGTTCATGATAGACTTGACTTGAGGTTGGGTTAGAGCTGCGTTCCAGTAACCTACGTTGCAGATGTAACCTTGAAAATCATAACCTGTTGTATCACGCCTTCCTATAAGTACACTATCGCTATGATTTAAAGTTAGATTTTCACTAGTTATATCATCACTATCTACTAAAACGCCATCTATATATAAAAACTGCTTATCGCTTCTGTCAAAAACAGCGCAAACATGATACCATTGATTGGTATTCAAAGCACCTGATATAGATTCAGTGTTACTGCCCCCATCGTCGATAGCTATTTCTATTTTACTACTATCTCTTGTCCTAATTTCTAAACCTGGGTAAGTCGAAGCGGTTTGTCTGTTTGAAATAATACCTCCTAGATTAACAAATGTGGATACATTAACCCAAGCGCTTAATGATACATCTCCAGTCCCTATTGTTATAGGGCCAACATCTATGTATTCGTTAGAATCACCATCAGCGTTAATATCCGCCGCACCAGAACTACAAAGCTCTACAGGTCTGTCTTTATAATCGTGACGCAAGACTAAACCATCGCGTACGATAGTCTTTTTTACCGTGGGGTTTTTCGTTGCGTTTAATCCTAGACCTATCATTATTTGTGTTTATTACCGTTGTGTAAAGATAACAATTAAAACGAACTCATTAAAATATCATCCACCGCATCTTGAATATCATCTTGAGTGGCCTCTAACTGCATCATAATATTCGCTTGAAATCGTTTTACCTCTTCTCCTTTATTGAATATTATAATTGTAGGGACAACAACTATATTATGTTCTTTTTGCTTATCAGGGTTAGAAGATATATCTATTCTTTTACCTTTACAATCGCTAAGATTATCCATCCAGCTAACGCTATTAGAGGCGTTAAAACTAGCATTAAACTCTATTACACAAACTCCTTCAATCAATTCTGTAGGTGGAGTAGAAACGTACATTACCGTAGTAAATAAAAATAGCGTAAAAGTAAGGAGTAAGGTTTTCATTAGGAGTTATTTTAGTTCATCAATTTTTCTTTCAATGCTTTTTAAATCAGCTTTTATTTCTATAACGTCTTCTTGGGTTGTCATAATAGTTTGACGGACTAACTGATCTTTCATATCAAACTCCATGCGAGTTATTTCTGGATCGGGAGCTACAGGCAACTCTTTTGCTAATGCTATATCAGCTTGTAAAGCAAACCACATTGCAATTAATGATCCTAATCCTACAACCCCCATCCCTATTGTTTTAAGATCTAGCGTTACTTGCGTTTTTTCTCCAATTTCTTGAGCCATTTTTATAATATTACGTAATTTATTCCCATAGTTGCACTTCCGTAAGGTCTCCCCCAATACTCGTTGTACTTCCCTTCTGTAAAGATACCAAAATGTTTACCAATCTTAGCACCGAAGACAACACCTACGTTATAGTCAACCCATTGACCGCCATGTAGCCTACCGTATGAGTATTCGTAAGCTCCTAGCTCTTTATGGTATGGCATAACGTTCCCCCATGCGTGCAACCAAAAGTCTTTTGAGTAGTGGTAAAAGTCTAAACCTACCGCTGCTGAAAATTGATACTGCTGAGGTAAAGAACGTTTAATATCCCTGTTGTATTGATTAACTATATTCCCGTACCTGTAACGTCTAAACTCCGAATCGGTCTCTGCAACTAAGTTGCCTTCTGGTCCATACCATTCCCAATCGCTCCACTCACCGCTATCATAAACATCGTTGTCGTTTGAATCCATGTACATCCATTGATCCGTATACCCGTAATCATAAGCAAGAAGCCACCATGCCCCGTTATTGGTTGACATCCAATCCGTAATAGGATCTACACCGTATGCAGGGTGTCTACGCCACGCAACCCCTGCGGTAAAATTTAACTTCTTACCAGCTTTAAGTCTAAGTTTTAAAGCGGTCTCTAAATATTTTATATCTGATAACCCGTCCTCCATAAAATCTATCTCTGCTACAAACCTTTTTGAAAGGTGTCTAAGAAAGTATCTTTGATTCTTAGCCTCTCGACCCGTAAGCCTTGCGTCAGAGCGTTCAAATACATACTCGAACCCACTAACATGCCCCACGTTGACTTCCTCCGTCATTGACACCTCAGAACCATCGTAGAAAGCTCTAGCTTTGTTTTCATAGTCAAACCGAGCTAACTTTCTTAAACCAATTGAAAAAGTGTAATTAGGTAGATTATTCATAGGTATTGTAGTAAGCACACCGTCACGCACGGCATACGTACTCTCTTGAACCATAGAGTTTGACTGATTAAACGAAGTGTAAAAAGTGCTGTACTTAAAAAACTTTTTTACAGCTCCTTGACTAAAAACAGTTATCGGTAGAAAGAATAATAAAAATAATAGTTTTTTCATGTTTCTTATGTTGCTAAACGACCACTTGTATTGATCTAATCAATTTGTCAGTTAATATTGTAGAAGAAGCAGCTGGAGGCATTACAGATACAGATGAACTACTTTTTGTAAAATTTGCAACAACGCTGTTGTTAACAGATACGCTAACACTATCATCAAGGGATGTACTTACAGATATACTCATTACTTCTCAAAGGCTTCAGTTATATCTGGATTGACAGTAAACTTCCCTCTTAACACTGTTCTATGAGTATCTAAGCCAGTACTACTAGGTAGTATGTACTGAAGGTCATAAGAGTAGCTCCCAGAAGGAACCTGACTCATAGTCTCCGCAGAAGCCTCTATAGTTACATTACCCACATCGTCTAATGTAGGGGTTTCAAAAGTATTACCCGTAGAGGCAGCAGGAATACTTAGCGTTTCAGTTTTAGATTTAGATTTAACTCTCACTTGATCTTTAGCTGCAGCGTTAGGCGTACCTAAGATTAAAGATGATGTAGATGACCTACCTCTTTTAGTTACGCTTTTAGACTTCACTTGCATTAAAAAAGTATACCCACTTGTAGATAATGTAAGTAGTGTACCTGCAGAATTTTTTAAAGTAATCGTAATAGAAAAGGTATCTCCTTTCCTACACGTTATATTTAATACATCTGAAGTATCTAAGTTTACTGAGCTAGCCATTTTATTCGTTTAATAATGCGTTAATTAGTTTGTTTGAGCTTTCAGGCAACTCATCTCTCTTCCCTTGCCTTTGTGCAATAAGCTTACTTTGATCAGAAGTTTGTTGCTCTAATCTATCGTCTTTACGAGTTTCTTTTAAAACCTCTAGCTTTTCTTTAAATTCCTTGTCATCTTCTTTAAACCCAAGAGTAGCTTGAGCTTTAATAACTTCTATCTCTTTCTTAAACTCATGCCTCATTGCCTCCATCTTCATATCTAGCTGTGATTGCATCTGAATCTTTTGAGACTCTAATTGAGCAGCAGCTTGCATTTCTGAAATTTTAGCTTGTTGAGATTGTTGAGCTATTTGAGCTTGCATCTCTGCTTGCTGCTGAGAATTTTGCATAGCTATCTGCTGTTGTAAAGCCATACGTTTCTTACGTCTGACAACAAGAAGCCTTTCTGCCTGATTAACATCTTTTAATCCCCGAACAGCCATAGCGTCTTCTAAATCTAATTCTTGTTGCTGAAGAGCCATTTGAATATTTTGCTCTAGATAGACTTTATCTTTCTCCTCCATATCTTTCACAACAACCACCCCGAAGTTGTACATAGGGAGATCTTTAAAAGAAGCTAGAGCCTCCATATTAGTATCCCCTATAGCATTCTGGTATACTTTATAGAGAACAGACTCAGCAGGTATAATCTGGATACATTTAACTATATCTTCACATACCTTTTTAAACAAGATCATCGCAGCATTCGTTATATCATATATAGCGTTATTACCTGCGGCTATAGCTTGCTCTTGAACCCCAACTAAAGCATCACCTTTAGGAGAAGAGGAATCCATAGCCTCGTTAATACCTGTTGTATCTCTTATTAATCCTAAATAGTGGTTATATAACCCTATAAGCTCATTGATATTTCTTATACTATTCCCTATCTCTCTAACTGGAGGGTTTTGGAATCCTCCTTCTGGATTTTTACTTCTGTAATAAAAGACACCTGTCTGCTCGTATATATCGTGAAGGTCTAATGGTTGTAGCTCCCCCCCTTTCCCTAACTGCACATTCTCTAAGCCTTCGATGTCTATAATCAATCCATCTGGTTTAGCTTTTGCTATAGCCTGCTGTATCTTTAAGTGAGTAAGCTGAAGCATGTCTGCAAACCCTATGCAACCGTTTACCATAGACTTAGGCATCATGTTGCGGATATTAGTGGCCGTTACAGAATATGAAAGTCTTGCTTTAGATATATCGTGGATATTCTTAGGTACATTCTTAACCTTCCCATACCCAAACAACTGCTCGCACCCTAGTACATAGCTACCACCATAAACGGTAGAAATTTCTAGTTTGTGTGGGGTTCGTTCAAATACGCTATTCTTATTAGGCTGAGCCTCAAAGCCTTTAAAATAAAAACCTGTGTTCCCGTGTCGATTTTCTTTCTCTTCAAAATGTATACAATCTACAGAAATAAACTCGAAGTCTAAAACCTCAACCATATACTCGTCATATCCAAACCCTGTTACCCCTAAAGAATCGTTATAGCTCTTCTTGTTATACCTACTAGAATCATTCCCATTCTTCCCTTTAGATTTTTCCGCTATCTTTTCAAAGTCTGCTTCTGTAAGTTCTTCCCCCGCTATACGTTTTAATTCCTGTATAGAAATCTTTTTTATATGTCCAGCATATATAAGGTCATCAAAGTTAGGGTCTTCTGTATAGCTGTGTATAAACATACAAGGGTCTACATAAGATGTTTTTATCCCCTCGCTTGGATCGTTAGACCTCTTTACTACAGACATACCTAAAGTAGCTAAATCGTTAACACACCTACGAAAGGTGTTGTCTACGAAATTATTCCAAGTTAAAGTAAGTTCCGTTCCAAGTTGTGCAGAAATCTCTCCGTCGCTCTTGATATTTGTTTCAAATAATATTTCGGCTTCTTCAGGGGTGTCTGGGATAGAATCTGGATCCATATCTAATACAATCCCTGTTTTTTCTTTTAACTCTGTTAGCTTCCCTTTTGAAGCCACTTGCATTAACACTTTCTTTTTCTTCTCGTTTTTCTCAGACGAAGATAAAGGGTCTACCGCTTCTAGATTGGGATAAGGATTTACAGATAAAATTTTATTAACTACAACCCTTACAAATTTAGGTAGGATAGGAACTGGAGTGTAATCCATGTTCAACAAAGCTCCGTCAGCTTTATTCGGCTGGAGGGAGTTTAATAGCTGTTTATATATACTTGTGTCCTGAACCCCAATAGCATAATCTCTATCTTTTTCAAAGACTCTATTCCTTTTACCTACTAAAGAGGACTCATCAGTAGTCTTCCCCCATTGAGACTCAATAGCTTTTGCATACTGAATACCATACTCTTTCCCTTGCTTTTTTTCCGTAGACTCTAACGGATCAGGGAATCCTTGCTTACTTTTACTGTTGTTATTGTACATCCTTAAGATATGGTATTTCTATTTAGCAAATATAGTAAATCATCCGATTACTTGATATCTCCTAAAGAATCGTTTTTCAGTTAAATCAGAGGGCTTTTTTGTTTTGGCTTTTTGGGCTCCTAATAGAGCTAATCCAGAGCTAATAGTAAGGTCATATTTAGTTCTATCGTCTATCTTATATCCTATCCAATCCTCTAACGTCTTGTTAAAATACATTTTCCCCATCTCCCCTGTCTCTCTGTTCACCCCTACATGGTCATGTATAAAGGCCTCTATAGCATGAGCGTGAGCTTGGATAATATCTTGAGAGTTAGAAGGAATACCTTTTGTTTTAGACTTTATTGCGCTAGCGGTAAGCAAATGTTTAGGCCTATCCATTAGATAACCATCGTAACCCCTTGACTCAAAGTACCTTGCTATCCCGTACTTATTGTTCTCAATTAAGATCGGGTAACCATAGAACACCGCCGCCATTAAAACGTCTTCATAGAAAATTTTTGCTAAAGGAGGTCTAGAAGCATATTCTACGACAAACATATTAGACGGGTTCTCTATGTGAAACTTGTTGTATAAGTGTAATGCACCTTTAGAACCTCGTCCGTCTACCGTAGCGTCAAGATCGTATGAGTCTACTCCCCCTACCCCGTAATTTGAATGAGGGGGGATACGTTTACCTCTTTCTGTTTTTTTTTGGTTTCGGAATTCTGCAGGTGGCATCCAAGCAATCTTAAACCTACCTTGAGGATTTGGATTAAAAACTACCTCAGTGTCTTTCATCCCGCCTTTCCATGTAAAGTTTCCAATAACTACTGGGTTCGGGAAGAGCTCATCGTTATATTCTACTTGCTCATATATCTGCCCAATATTAAAAACGCTACCAGATATACTATCTCGGAAGGCTTCATCCTCAGTAAACGGAAACTGTCGTACCACTTCGTTAAGCTCCGAAGCATCGCTTTTTAAAGAATCTCTTTCGTTTTTTAAAAAAGTCTTAGCTCCTGTGTATATATATTCATCGTCTATACCCTCTATAGTTTCCACGGGGTCATCTATAACTGGATAACCGTGTTTATCAAAGAAGCCTTCTAAAGAAGCGTACGCAGGGATAAAGAGTCTATACAACCCTGTTTTAGTCCTCCCATTCTTGTTCCTGGTCAAAGGATCCGAATCTTCCCAAAGATCTTTGTATTGGCTTCCGCCTTTGTCCATTGGATTTACCGTGCTTCCGACTAGAGCCTTCCCTACGATTTTTCTTCCGACGATCAAACAAGTCCTCTGAATCCTCCAAGCTTCTCTTATGTCTGTAGGTCTTTCCCATTTTCCTGCTTCGTCTAAATACAATATGTGAAGTTTCTCACCATCGTATGCGTTATTAGTTGTGTTTTTCCAATTTATAACCGTATTAAGAGCTTCCCCCATTTGAGAAGTTTTATTACTTTTAGTTATTCTTTTTGACGGCTCTCTAAAAGCTAATTCCATACGTGGATTAGTTGTACCGTCTTGTATAGGTTTAAAGAAGAATGGATAGTTTCTAAACATATAAACCACCTTCTTCATAAAGATGTTTTCCTGGGCGTCCTTTCCTGTTTTCGACTGTATCCCCATAAGCTTATCTTTAACTTGCGTAGCTTCATCCACAAGTACAGCAGAGCATATATTGGTATAACCAGAACGACGGCACTTAGTATAAAGCTGACCAATACAACGAGGATCAGCCTCGCAAGCAGCCATGTGTAAAAATATCTCACGTTGAAAATTTAAAAAGTAAGGGTATCCAATATCTAACTTAGTCCACTGGAGCATCATGTAATGCCGCCCCGTAATATATATAGGTTCACCGTTGTTATAAAACCAAAAACCCTCACGCCTACGCCTAAACTCTTCTTCGATATATGGACGAAACCTTGCTCTGAATTCTCTTGGCATCTCTTCCCACTCATCCATAGAACCAATACGAGACAATTCCTGCGGCAAAGGTAGCTTTTCCCACACCTGCAAAGCGTTTGATTTTTTATATCCGAAAATTTCTTTCTTAGACGGCCTTTTTGGAAGACAAATGAGTAAATTACCGAGCTCGATAATCTCACCTTCCGTACCGTTGGGACAAATCTTGATAGCGGGTTCTTCATAGTCCTTTATGTCTAATAAGACACTCATTAAAACGTCTGACCATATCTGTTAGATCTAAACCCTGGGGCGCCTGATTTAGGGTTGGCTAACGTCATATACTTATCGCAATCCTCACACTTAATGTCGTGTATCACACCCTTACCCTCGATGTGCCTTATTGTAACCCCTGATTTGCTTACAATTTCATCTTTGCACTCACATTTATATTCTGCCATTTTATTAAAATTTTGCTTTAACGTAACCCCACCCGTGCTTATATGGGGACATATATTTCGGGGCTGGGCCATCACAGCACCATTCCCCTGCACCTCCCCACGGATCTATACACCAACATTGGTTGTACTTACGTGCTTGAGCTCGTCTGTGTTTATTTTGCACAGAACATGACGCTAATAATATAGCAGCCATGAGAATAAGAAGATATTTCATTATATATATATTAAATTTAATAGCTTACACGCTATTCCTTTTTTTAGGCCTATTGTTAGCTCTATTTATAGATGCTTTTTGTTTTCTCGTTTTACCTCCATTCTTATAGTGAGCCTCATCTAATCCATCTCCGTTCCCGTAGTTTCCTTTTTTTCTATTAATTTGATTAAGCTCTGCGCGGTATTTTTTAGCTTTAAGCTTAGACCCATACTTAGCGTACTCTTTTTTATAATCTCTTTTTATAGCTTTCATAATACCTGTAAAGTTACTAATATTTATGTAGTGTTTAAACTTGTGCTTTATAATATAACAAAACAAAGAAAGCCATTTTTTTAAACCTACTTCAAAATGACCTAAACTAGTATTACAGCTTTTACAAAGAAAATCTCTAACTGCACCTGTTGAATGATCATGATCTATTTGAGGGTGTTGTTTGTTATAAAAATCTTTACGACCTCTATTTATTATAGTAAGTTCACATAAACCACATTTATAATTTTGTTTTTTAAGCTTATCCTCATATTGTTTTTTTGTTAACCCATATCTAGTGAGTATTTTTCTCCAACGCATATAATCTGGATGACTTGTTTTTTTATGATTCATTTTGAAAATCTTTCAGCGAATCCGCCAGAATAGTCCTTTATGTCTTTTATATTCCCGCTTACCTCAAGGTCTTTTACCATCTGGGCTAACCTCTGTCTCTCTATAATAAGTTCTTTGCAATCTGTAGCGGTTTGCTTTATAGATTGAAGTTCAGCTTTTCGGGCGGATCCGTTTATTTCAGGATCTACAGGTTTTTTAACTTCTTCAATCATATTATCTATAGCAACTTCCATGCTATGCATAAGCCTTTTTGAAGCGCTTACGGTAGTAAATTTAGATTTCGACATACATTAAGTCTTCTGCACGGGTACGGTAATACTCCACCCCGTCTATAGTTATACGATAGTCTCTGTTTTGTTTAAATCCCACTACGTCTCCTGGGAGAACTCCTATTTCATCAGCTTCTTTACATGTGTAAGCTACTTCCCCTTTGGTAGGTAACTTCTCTGTTAAATCTACTATCTCTATAAGATCTGACTGAAGGCTTAACTCTTCTTGCTCTACTGATTTTAATAAACACCATCCCGTTAGACACCGTATCTTCCCATCCTTCTGGCTTTTATATGCTATAGCTTGATTAGAAATCGCGTGGTCAGGGTCGTAGTTTACTATATAAGTATTATCTTCTTGAGTAAATATCTGACCGTTATTATCCCCACCTAGAACTACTAAGTGATGAAAATAGAGTGTATCCCCTTCTTCTACCCCTGTGTCGTATTTAAACGGTGTGCATACAACAGGCCCTTCTGTTGTCCTGTTTTTAAAGTCGTCAAATTTAGCATCAACGTATAACTCAAACCCACTCTCTGAAGTAATTGTATCCTTAAGTCTATTTTCCAACTTAACGACAAATAAATTAAAGGTTTTCATGTATTAAAAGTTACAGTCAAATTCTAACATACATGGCATCCCATCTATAGCTTTCCATAATGTCTGTGCTCCCTCTTCGTCTTGCATATACACAAGATATCTATTCCTCCCATATTTAGATAAGTGTCGGTCATCTTGTATTATTGTACTCACCTTACCTCCTCCAGCTCTCATTCCGATATAATAAGCCATACCGTCTTTAGGGTCTCTTCCGACCACAATTTTTCTAATAAGTCCTTCCATTTTATTCAGTTTCTATACCCATATCCTCTAAAAGATCATCAACATCATTGTTAAAGTCTTCAAAAGTATCGAGCTCTTCGTCTTCAATTTCTAATTCAAATGTGCCGTTTATAAAATCTAATATCTCTTCTAATTCAATAAAATTAGTTAAGTGATAACTATATATAGCATTCATCTTCATCTCTCCAAACTCATCTTCATCCATAAATCCAGATACTAATATAGATACAAACCTGTCTCGCATATCATACTTGTCAACAAGTTCGTCCATTTCTATAGCTAGTTTTTGTATCTCCATTAAAAAAGTTATATCTTGCATGATTATATATATGTTATATGCCTAAAAGTAAAGTACCTAAAAAAAGGCTGTTTAGAGAGTTCTCCCCGCAAGATAAGAAATATATCCGTAGGAATTATTTGAAGAAACTAAAAATTGTAAAGCATTTTGTTAATAAAGAATATGATATAAATTTCTCTCACGTAGAGTTTTTATTGTGGGGGTATGATCTTCAGTTCTTTACGATTAAATATGCTTCAGAAGACTTAGTTATGAATAGGAATAATACTCAAAATAGGTTTATATATCCGTTAGTAAATAAAGGATATCTATATAAACATTTCGATAAACTTACCCCTTCAAGTACTTTTGAGGATCATCTCTTTCGAGAAGAAACAAAATATAATTACAGAGTGCGTTATGCTTTAACTCAAAAAGCTAGGTTACTTGTGCAAAGAGTTTACAGGGAATTTGAGCACTAAAGATCTAAAGGGTTTAATACAAGAGCTTTAGAGAAGTCTCTATATACTATAGTTACTTCTTCTTCTTGGAGCGCTTCCGCGATTTCTTGGTAGACCCTGTAGTACGCGTGGGTACTTCTCCCGATGAATCCGTTTTCTTTGATATTGTTGTTTTCTTGCGTATCGCCCAGCAGTAAACATCCCGCAGTGTCCTCGTCAGTATTACCACAATGAATAAGAATATATTTAAAATTTGGGACATCACACACTTCAAGCATCCCCATATGCATGTCAGCAAACCTATGGGCGTATTTGGCATCGAAGCCACCTTCAGTTCTAAATCCGAGACAATACTCTCCTTCAGGTATACAAGTTTCTCCACGCACTTTTTTTTCACGGCTCTCATCTTCGAGAGTATAGCATAAAAATCTTCTTTCATTAGTTATGTCAAATAATATTCCGTTAGTTGAATCCTTTCCTTTGTTGAACCTTATTACTTCTAGCTTCATTTTTTATTTTATTTAATCTAGTTTTCTCAGCCTCTTTAGCCGCGTCTCTTCTTTTTCTTCTTGGGTTAAAATAGAACTTATTCAATTATTAACCAAATTGTCCACAGCTTCCACCCTCACAATGACCTTCTTGTTTTTGATGAAATCCTCTTTGTTTCTGAAAAAGTTGTTGAGCCCAATCTTTTAAGTTAAATTGTTTTCCACCGCGACTTCTCATTTTAAGTATATATGCGTTTAATCCTTCTTGCCCTCTATTCCTAAATCTAGCAGGAATCATACCTTTTTTATCCTCTCTCTCCTGACGTCTTAATTCGCGCTTAGTTGGGTCTTCTTCTGGAATATCCCAGTGCATACCACCATGCTCAAATCTTTTAATAGGTCTCATATTATGTTGCTACTGCAAATAACTCTAGTTCTGCACCATCACCGCTAGAGCATAAAGCCTTTATAGTATCTAACTGAGATAAAGAAGCTGCAGAGTCAATATCGCCACCAGTATTTACATCCATAGCATTATCGTTAAATAACATAAAGGATTCCCCTGCAGCTAGCTGTACGATATATTCTTTAGTGTCACCTGTAGATTGAATCCTAAGGTTAACAGTATTAGCCGCACCTATATGGGTAAGACGAAGGTATTGTAATGTTCCGTCTTCTATAGCGCCAGCAGCTTCACGAGCTGCTTGAAAGTTAAGTATATCCTCTTCTGTATTGTCAATAGTCATAATTCTATTGATTACAGCGGTTACACTAGGTATAGAAAGGGTGTTAGTATTCCCTTGATCCTTACCATTGAGGGTCATTTCCTCCGTTATAGTTACGTTTAAAGTAGCCATCTATTATTGCATTGGCATAGAAGGAGACGGTGGGATATTTACCCCAGGAGTCTCTCCACCTCGTTTTAATAGTTTCTCCATAACCTCACCTACGGTTACTTCGGGTGGGATTTGAGATAACATCTCTAACAATGCATTTACATCTTGTGGTGCGCCTCCACCTTGCGGGTCTCCTTGCATCTGGCCTGGTTGACCTTGCATCTGACCACCCATATTATACTTATTAATTCTCATAGCTACTTATTTTATACAAATATAAGGTATTATGCGCCACAACCTTCGCACTCATGCGGAGAGTCTATATTGCATTTTGTCTCTCCAGATTCTATTTTATCCTCTTGCTTTTTTAGCTTTGTTTGGTTGAGGAAAGAAGGTTGATCGAACTCTTCGTTAGGGTTGTTAGTTTTGTTATTCATCAAAAAGTATATATTTTACGTAGTTACTTGTTTCTTCGGGTAGGTAATCAAGCCATAGTCTTGGATCACCATATATATCTACACCAGACTCTTTAGCTTCATTTAAAATTTTTCTAACGTTTCCTTCCCCGTAGTTATAAGATGCGTATATACGGGCTAGCTTGTTAACTTCTGGTATAGATTGAGGCGGGTTAGATATAAAAGAAGTTTTTAATAGAGCGTTAATTTTACCGTCTCGCATAATCTTGCTGTCGTTAGCATCAAATGGATCTAACCCTACAGGTATAAACCCTCTATTTTCTAAGTCTTGTTGAGTGCTTGGCATTATCTGCCACTTCCCCATAGCCCCTGCTGGAGATACAGCTGTGTTTGGATTTTTCTCTCCCCCTGATTCTTTAAATAGCTGTCTATTGATTCTTTCAGCAGCATTACTTACATAGTTGGTTGTATCTGAATGTGGGTGTTCGTGAACTTCCCCGCCCTCATGGAACTTCCTTACTCTCATACCTGGAATAGTTCTTCTATTTATATTCATCGTATAGACTTAAGTATTAAATCCCTTTGCTCTCTAGTAAACCTGTTCTCCATAAACTTCATTAAACCTATCATGTTGTTTGTAGGGGAAGGTATATTTTTTAATTGAGAAAGTATCTCCTCAAAAGAAACGTTAAAGTTAACACCTTTTTCTTTTGCTGCATTTACACCTGTATCTAATACCGCCTCAAACTCTTCCCCTTTATCTAATATCAATTTCCCAGCTCTATTAAAAGCTGCATACGCTTCAGGGGATATGTTTTCAGAAAGTTTTCTATATACTTTTCTTTTTGTTGGGTCTTGTATTGGAGCGCTCCTATCTTGATTCATTCTATAAGCTAAACGCTGTAAAGGACCGTACTGTGCTGCATGCACTTGTTCGTGCTTAAGCGTATCTGCATCATCCTTATACATAACGATCTCTTTCTTTCTAGGATCGTACTCCCCTTGCATCATAGGGCTGTCAGCCCCATAACTAGAAAGCATCTCTAATACCTCTTGGCTACTAGCATCTCTAACAGGTGTTTTCTCTATTCTACGGTCAGCTCTTCTTTCTCTTAGTTTTTTAAAAATACCCCCACCGTCTTGATATTTTTTTACAAGCTTATTTAATAACCCCCCTTTTTTATATGTCTTAATCTCTAAAAGTTTAGATGGGTCTGTTTGGAAGAACTTTTCTGGGACTACAACACGGTTGTATGTATTCCCAAACTCATCTTTAAATTTTATAACTTCTGTCCCGAACTCTTTACTCCATAACTTAGGGAAGTTTCTGTAATCTCTAGTTGTAGATAATCTACTTTCATTCATATCGGAAACCTTAATCCCGTCAGCGTAAATTCTATCAATAATATCTTGATGTTCTTTTAATTTCTTTTTATAATATTCAGCATTCCTTACAGTTAGTTCTTCTGCATCATCTAAATTCTTTAAGAAAGCTTTTTTTATATCAGGTAGATGACGTTTTAAGCTCTTAATTATTTGAGTAGTGCTACCTGTAGTGTTTACATCGAATTGAAGTTTGCCATCTTTTTCAAATAGCGATAAACCATCCTTGAAGTTATGATTAAATGTATCTGAAGGTATATAATTCCTATCAATATAATTCTGAAAGTTGAAGATTGCATTCCATTGTCTAGAAAGGTCTCTAATTCTTTTTGCAGGTACTCCACTGTGAGATAACTCTATATGCTTAAATAGGTAAGACCAATTGGGTGTATTTACACCTCCTTCATCAAGATTAGCTCTAATCTTATCGTAACCTTTCTTTAATTCATTAACACCATCGTCTATAAAACCAACATTAGAATAACCCTCACCTGGGATAAATTCATTATATCTATCTATTACTTGCTTAACATAACTCTTAGAAGCATTTAACTCATATTGATTAGGAATCTCGTACCCCTCAATCTTATATATTGTTTCTAGAGTAGGGACGTCTAAATACTTCTTACCTTGTCTCGCAGCATCTAAAAGAGACTCGTTTACAAACTTAAGTGGGAGACCTTCTGCAGCGGCTTTAGGTCCTTTTATAACTTCCTTTTGGTGGTCTAATGCTATTTTTAAACCTTTCTCCATTTTCGCTAATTCCTGAGTATAACCTAATGGAAGATGAGCTATTTCTAAGTTTCCTTTTAATTTAGCTATTTCATTTTTAAATATTTTAATCTGCTCATTTAAACTAAGTGTTAGTGATGAAATGTCTGGATCCCCATCAAAATACTCTCCACTCAAACTTCTAGGATAATAATCAGCAGCCTCATCAGATGCTGGAAGGCCTTTTGAAGGGATTTTTAGCTTTTTTATATCTGTCTGCCACTCTAGAATCCTTAATGAGTTTTCATAAGGGAAACTTCTTATCCAGAAAGTATGAGGAGTATCTTTGAAATGACTCTCCCCTTCTTTAGTCAACCCTAAAGAAGCATCTTTATAAATATTAGTTTTTGGAATTATATTATGCTTCCACTTTCTAGACCCTGATAACTCTGCAATCCCTACATTAGCATATACATCTGTAGGTATAATCTCCGCAGAACGTATATCTAAAGCTAAAGACTGTTTAAAATTTTCATACGGGATCCTCTTGCCTTCAAATTCACTTAAAACATCTTTAACAGCTATAGCCTCGCTATGTTTAGTGTTTTTATTCTTTACTAACTGTTCTAATGCAGATCTAGCTATAGTCCCGTCTTTAGGTGAAACCTGCCCCTCTAGCTTACTACCCGTCATAAACGATGGGTATTGGTATACACCTGGATTAGAGGAAGCTATAGCTTTTTGTTTTATTTCTTTTGCCCTTACCAGAGCATCTGAATATTTTTTATATCCTGTTTGATTTTGTCGTTCAATAAGACTAGTACGTGATTCAATCATCCCCATCATTTTCTCTAGAAACGCAATTTGATCATCTAGTGTTTTCAATGGCTCTGGAATACTAGGAACATTAGAGAGCGCTAATTCTGGCACATAGGCTAATAATTCCCGACTTGCAGGAAGTTCAGGAATACTTACAGCCACATTACTTTCCTCATACGCACTCACAGGTTCGTATTTCTTCTTTTTTACTTTAGGTGCTTTTACCTTTGCTGCTGGTAAGGCTTCTTGTGTATTAGCTAGTTGTTGTAAAGCACTAGATTCAGTCGTAGCAGTCTCAGCAGTAGGCCCTAGTAACCTAGAACCTCTAAACTCTTGAGGTATACGAGCACCCAATGCGGGCCTTCTAAGCTCTTTAATAGCGCTAGCCCAAGTCCTTCCTCCCATAGGTGCCATAGAAAGGAATAGAGCTTGCATCCCAGCATCAGATAGATTCCCTACTACGTTAGATAGATCCCCAGGAGACATCCTACCATCTTTAAATCCTTGTAATAAAGCTTGATCTGCTGCGTCAACACTAGTACCCATATGTTTAAGAGCCTCTACATAAGCTGAAGGGTTAAACATAGAAGTAATAGAATCGTATATATTGCTCTTCTGAGCATCTAACTCTGCTTTAGTAGGTCTAGTCATCCCATACTTACCTGTATACTTAAGCATTTGCATAGGGTTTGCAAACATAGTACTCCAGTCTGCTTTTTTTACTTCGTCTGGGGCTTGCGTTATCTGCGCAGGCTTGTCTATTAACTCTATTTTCTTTTCTACAGGTAGGACTGGTTGAGTATATCCTGATGGTTGAGTACTCTCAGAAACTAAGCTAGATAACACCTCTTTATCTTCAGGCGCACCTTTATACTTACCTAGCATCTTAAGCAAGTCATTTACATCACCACCGTCTTGATATTTTCTTATTCTACCCCCATCTTTTTTAGATTCTATAGGTTTACCTGTTTTGGGATCGTAATATACTCTACCATATATTTCAGCTGGCTTAATACCAACAGCAGACTGTATCTTATTTTCTAAACCTCTTGATATTTCAGCTTCTGATCTCACTTCATCAGAAAATGGATGCAAATCCCACTTATCATAATAGCTAACGTAATGACCTTTTTCATCCACCCCTTTATCTATAGTGTAATTACCTAAAACATTACCATACGGCTTTTCTTCGATAAGCCATTCAGGGCCTTCAAATTCATCCCACGGCGTGTGTGGATAGGATTTTCGCAGTAAGTATTTTTTTATTTCTTCTTCGGTTATATTTGATTTATAATATTCAACGTCAGAATCTTTTGCTTTAGTGGGTTTATATTCTGATTTTTTTATGGTGTTATGTTTTTGTTCTCTACCTAAAAGCATATTTAAGAGGTCTATTCTCTCCGAGTACTGGGGCGAGGTGGTTTCATAATCCATTCTTTCAAACTCTCTCCTCGATCCTTCTTTTTTATCTAAAATTATAGCATTATATAATCTTTGTAATGAATCACGACCAAAGTCATCGTAGCCATAAGGATCAATATTCTCAGCTAAATTCTCCCTCCAGTTATATATATTAGCAAGCTTCTGTAATATGCTTGGTGGATCTGGAGAGGTTTTGGTGACTTTAGGCATAAAGCAAAGATAACTAAAAGAATCCTTTATTAATATTAAGAGTAAAGAAAAAGGAAGGTATCTCAGTCTTATGTATAGTACTGGCGTATATCACTTCATTCAAGAGGTCAGCGTCATAAGACTCTCTTTAAGCATACAAAAAAACAAGATCGGAGTGCCTATACACTCGCTAGCCGTTTTGTACGTGAGACGCTAAATACTCTGCTAAGGTACCACTTTTTTTTTGAAAAGTCAAGTCCTTTTATAAAGGTTTAGTATATAAGGGTTAATTCCCACGTAGTCAATAACTTACAGAGTTAGGTTAAAGTAAAGGTTTAAGTAAATGTAGCGCGCGCACTTGGTAAAAATGATGGCAAAATGCTAAAATGAAGTGATCGTGAAAAAAAATGTGAGAAATATTTAGAATGGGGATTATATATATCTGAGGGCGTTGGATTCCTGAAACGAAATTAACATTTTTTAACCCCGTCCCCTCTGTATTCTATCTTTTTTCGCGTATATATTCAGCTTTTTACGGTATCTCATTGATATTCAATCACTTAGGTAGGATATGATAAAGGCCTACTTAATGTAATTGATGGTATGTCATTGGTTATGAAGGAGTTACAGTACATTACTTAAAGTTATGGTTGATATGTATATATATATAGTATGTATGTAGTTGATACTCAATGAGTTAGAGGTTGTTAGTTAATGTTATGCTTAAGGTAGTTAATTGTATGTTGTTAGTAGATAGGAACTTGAAAGCGGTGGACAGTATCACCCCTTAACAATTCCCTTATCTAGAATCATTCTAAATAGCATAACCATTACCTTATTTAGATTCATTCTAAATAGTACACCTTATCTAGTATATAGCTTATTTAGATTCGTTCTAAATAGTACGCGATACAACAAACAACATGAACCACCAAACCAAGTTATAAACAATCTATTGTTCATAAGTTCTAACTGCTTGACTATCAATAACTTACAATGATATCCATTTAACATATTTTAACACCGAGCCATTTTAAGCCGTTTTAAGCGACTCTAGTATAAAAGTGAGGGCTTAGTATAGGTAAGGTCGAGAAGTGCTTACTAACTGATAATCAGTCAGTTACGATATGTTAAATAAAGTTAATTTGTAACTACTTGATATTCAGTGTGTTACGATTAGGATTTAAGAGATTTTTTTTTCACGCGCGTACGTCGTGTGTGTGCGCGGTTCTTTGTATAAATAGAGAGCCAGTACTACTATTTAGAATCATTCTAAATAAGCAGTAAGCTCAGCTCAAAATCGCATAACTTATTGATATTCAAGGAGTTACCCAAATAACACTTGTAACTACTTGGTAATCAGTTAGTTACAGTTTTAACATTCGTTAACAGTTTTTATTAGGATGCTTGAAAGTGTTGTATGAATATTTGCAAAGCATTACACAAACATGAAAAAACACACTAAAACACAAAATTTGTTAAATGCTAGGATGCTTAAAAATAATGATTAAATATTTGCATATGATTAACGAAACGATAAAATATATCAAGGGCAATGCGGAACATATGAACCGCAAACGACCAACTGACACTTGGCGAAATCATCCGCCCATGTCAATCAAGCGAAACTCTAAACGTAGGGCTTCAGATAGTAAACGACAAGCGGACAACCTGCACGATAAATATAGTTATAGTATGCAACGGAAAGACGAACGAAGAAACAAGCGCAAAGCAAAACAGCGCGAACTGACACGATAAAAATGTACGCTTGAGCGTACAAAACATAGGACTGAAGCGGAGAACCACCGCATTAACAATGGCAATCAATTAAAACCATGCCCTAAAAGTTAGGGTGTATAAATAAATAAATAGTAAAAGTTATGAATGCAGTATTAAAAAAGAGCGCAAAGCAAGTGAAAACACTGAGCGCAAGAGCGAATAAGGGCACAATTAAAAGCCTTTATTTACAAATCGATATGGGTAAACTCATATTGCAGGGTTACACTTATTGGAAAGCTAATAAGAAAGAATTAAAAATTAATAGAGATGAACTATCGGCCTTATATGGGGTGGGTAATACGTTTTTCGGTGAACTTAAAAATGCTTCGAAGATACCGATTGAAGATATTGAGAATTATATCGAATCACTCGGAAATGAGCCGACCGCATCGATTAAAGGATTGTTAGCCTTCATGAAACCTGAACCAACCAAGAAACCGAAAACGTTATACACCTTTAGCATATCGAAAGAAATCGGTGGAGGTGGTGCAAGGTTTGATGAGAAACTTAACACTCATGTTAACGGTAACGAAGCAGAAATCATTGAACACTTAAAGACTTTACTTAATGAGCTAGAAGTTAAGAAAGAACTTGCTACTATCGAACTAGTTGAATTGATTGAAGCATAATATTATATACCTAAGCAAGTATTCAAAAGGCTTTATTTTAATAATGTACACTTGAGTGTACAAATAACATTAATTAACATAATAAATACAAGCAGAATGACCTTAGTAAATATATTTGTAGTCGCAATAAGCACAGCAATTATAATGCAAATAATAAAAGATATAATACAATGAACGAAGAAGAACTACAAGCGATGCAACAAGCCTTGTTAGATATGCAAGATGAATTTTAATAATGTACACTTGAGTGTACAAAATCTATAACAATATGAAACTAACATTTAGTAACGGATATGAAGTATCTATTATAGACAAGAATGAATATATCCTCGTGCCTGAGGTGGGTATATCACCACCTAACTCAGATGACGTTTATGATATGCAAGTGGAGAGATTTCAAACCGCTGATGAATTAACTGATATACTAATCAAAGTTAGAAATTATGAGTAAGAAAAAGACACAAATTCATTATGTGAATCCATCGAACCCGCACCACGAAGCTAAATTTGAAGCGTGGCTTAAATACACTGAAGCGTATCATTCATGCGCTGGAATACCTGAGCAACAAAAACTTTACAAGGCTTATGAGATAGCTAATAATAACTACAAAAATAACCCCCAAACAATTTTCAATGATGACGTTAGACGATAAGATATTCCACACAAAAGAGATAGCTAATGCTATTCAACGCAACCAAAAGTTCTATATAATGCCAAGTAAAAGTCAGGCAATAGACTGGGAAATGAAAAACAGAATCGAATTACCAACCCCACAAGTGGCAGGTACGATGACGCAACAACGTACTTATGCGATGATGAAGGCTATGGATATAATCGAGCAAATAAATAGAAGTTAAACGTACACTTGAGTGTACAAAATAAATAAAACGAATGGACTTTCACGAACGAAGAGCCGAAGGCTGGAGATGGGGTGTCCCATACTCTAAAGAAGTACATCTACCTAAGTATAAAAAGAATCTCAGGGTAGAAAAAGTAGCTGAACAAGGTGGTTGGATAAACTATGTATATAGCTATGATACGCTTGTGGCTACATATATAGACGGGCAACCTTTAAAACAACTTGGCTATTGGAGTGTAACCACGCAGAAGCATATCAACTACGTGGCGCAACACTTCGGGATCAGCACTATCATCAAGACCGACCTATAAACGTACACTTGAGTGTACAAAATATATGGAACAACTCGTGGCTAACGACTCGAAGTACAAGAGTCTATATGCTTAGGGAGTGAAAGCGTTGAGGCAGTTGCAACTGCGATTGACGTTAGTATGGGGTTCGACTCCCCTTTGTTCCACAAATCATTTAATATATATACATCATGAATATACAAGACTACATCAAGGAAGAGATAAACAAGCTAGATAAAGGCATCGTAGCTACACCTAAAGACAGAGAGTATTTAGAATCGTTTGCTCAGGCAAATCATGGTTCTATGGACTTATTGCTAATGCAAATGGCTGTGCAATACGGCTACAAGATAGCACTAGAAAACGTACAAGACGAATTAAAATGAATAAATTAACACACGACTGCACCGAGATAGAGCATATCGACTGGGTGCTAGAGAATCAGAAATACGGGGGAGGATTTCAACACTACCTCGTAGAAGCATGGCGTAGAGCCGATAACGAAAACAAGCGTAGG